ATCGGGAGCATAGCTGCCATTGGCCTGCACCCGACCGGGCGGCAGGGGCCGGATGGCGCGCCGGTCGAGCGTCACGCTGTCCTCGGGCGCCAGCGCGAAAGCAAGCGTGCCGCGCCCGGTCTCGGGCAGCAGCCGGATCGCAAGGGTCTCGCCTGCCGCCCAAGAATCCTCGGTGATCCGCGCGCCTTCGTCAAAGAAGATCACCGGCGTATCTGAGGCGTGCGCACGCGGCACGGAATCGAGGCATCCCCGGCCCACGGTGATGGCCGTTGAGGTAATCCCGTCGACGCGCACCAGTTCGCCACCGAGGCTCGCCAGCGTGCCGATGCCGACCTCACCGATGTCGCGCCAGCCGGTGACCGGGAGGACGCGCGCCTCCGGGCTATCGGTCACGTCAGCAGCGAGCAGCGCCGTGGGTGCGAAAACCACGACGCCCTCCTGCGCAGGGCCGGTGCCGGAGTCGATCCAGAGTTCCGCCGCCAGCGCATCGGCGCTGGGGCGCTCGCCCGTGGCAACCAGCGCGCCCGCATCGGGATCGTCCGACAGGATGCGGTCGGCCTCGCTGTGCCCGAGTTCGCGGACGAGCAGCCAGTACGGGGCTTCCTCGACCATGCGCCGGGTGAGTGCGCGCGGCGGCGCGGCGACCCCGGTCCCTGTCGGCATGCGCCCGCCCACGATGGCGGTGGCGCCCAACGCAAAGACGTCCTCGGCGAGCTTCAATCGGATGCCGTTGTCGCGGCCGTCGCCCTGACCGATCTCGGAGATGCGCATGACGACATCGTCGAGCCCGAGGCGGGGCGACCGCAGCCGGATCACGTCGCCGGGCCCGAGATCCGCGCCTTCGCGGTTCACCATGATCTCGCCCGTGAGCAGCGGCACCGAGAGCGCCCGCAGGTCGCGCTCGGCCACCCGGATCGCCAGCCCCTGGTAGCGGATGCCCGGATAGTCGAGCGTGGTGGCGATCACCTCGCCCATGGACTGCACCCGGGCAGTGTCGGTGACAGAGACCGCCCCCGTGTCGTCCGTCCAGGCATCTGTGAAGCGCACGGTCACGCTGTTCACCAGATCCGACGGCACGCGCCGCCCCATGCGTCCCCAGTCCACGACATTCGTCTCGTCGAAGAGTGGCAGCGTTGCGGCCGTGTAGTCGGCCCGGATGAGCCGCAATTCCCAGAGCCCCGTGCGCCGGTCGATGAAGAGCGTCGCGTCGATATGGTCGAGAACGCTGCCGATGAACTCCTCGAGGGAGCTGTCCTGCTGCCAGATCAACGAGAGGCCGAAGCCTTCGGTGTAGAGCGTGTCCGCGGCGACAGTGAAGCTGGCCCCGATTTCGACGGTCGAATAGCCCAGACCCAAGTCGCGGTTCGTCAGGCACTCCCGGATGATATGGGCCGGGTTCATGTCCGGGCCGTTGCCGAAGGCGCCGCGCAGGGAGGCGACCAGCGCCTGCGGGTTGCCTGGCGGGATGACCGGCACGCCATCCACCGGCGTGTTGTCGATGCGCGCGGTATAGGTCGTGTTGGCCAGCGCGATGTTGAAGCCGAAGATGTCGGCCGGCGGCAGGGTGCGGATGATCGCCAGCGCCGCATCGACGGAGGAGACCGGCGATGGCTCGCCATCGGTCACGAAGATGACGATCCGTCGCTTAGACCCGCCGCCCGCGAAGAACGCCCCTGCCTGCGAAAAGGCTGCATCGAAGCTGGTCCCGCCCGAGGTGCTGTTCGAGAGCGCCAGCATCCAGGCCTCGAGCGCGGCATAGTCGTCCGGGCCCATCTCGCGACGCTCGATCGATCCTGCAACGCCCGCGTTCCAGAGAACGATGCGGATGTCGTTCGGGCGGTCGGGATCGACGCTGGCCCCGATCTCGTGGATCAGCGCCGCAACGCCCGCCTTCTGCGCCGCCATGCGCGTGCCCGACATCGAACCCGAGACGTCCAGCGCAATGTAGATCGCGGCATCCGAGATATTGGCCTCGGGCACGATGGCGGCCTTCTCGGGGTACCATTGCGCTGCACCCGCTTCGCCCGTCAGCACGCGGGTCACGCGCACCGCCCAAGGCTTCAGGTACGGGTTGATGCCGAGATAGACCTGTCGCAGCACGAGGCTGCAGAGTCCGCGATAGCCGGGCACGTCGCCATTCATGGCTGCTGCGAGGTAATCGTTCTGCCCTTGGGCTGGCCCGCCCATCAGCACATCGACATCGCCGCGAATGCCCCCCTCGCGGCTCTCGCCGCCGAAGAGGTCGGGCTTGTCGATACGGATACGCCCGCCACCGGCACCTGTGTTGCTGGCGGCGGTGGTCGCCTCGAACACCTCGACCGCTTGCGTGGGGAAGCTCAGCGCCTCGGGCAGCACGGACCAGGCGGTCACATTGGTGGCGGCGTTGAAGGTAACACCGCGCAGCGTGATCGTCTGGCTCGTGCCATTCGCCAATTGCAGTCGGTAGTCCCGGCCGATGCGCACCCCGGCGCGCGTCCCCGGAAAGGTGATCGTGGCGCCCGTGTCGCCCGCCAGCGCCGCAAGTGCCGCCATGCCCCCGACCGTGCCGATCCGCGTCTCGACTGCCGCGCCCCCGCCCGAGACGCCGCCGCCGGTGGTGACGGACCAGGCGGTGCGACGGTCGACGAGGATCTCGCGGATGGCATCGATCGGCCCGTGGCAGAGCGCCAGATGCATGCCCAGCGAGTAGCGGAAGCCAACGGTTTGCGCCTTGCTACGCCCGCCCATCGCATGCCTCCCGCTGCTCAGCGATCGTGATCACCGGCTCCACCAGCGCATCCCCGGTCGCGCGCAGCCGGTCGGCTTCGATGCCGCTGTCGAGAAACGCCTGCCAGTCGAACCCGTGGCGGCGGAACCATGGCCGCACGCCTGCGAGGCAATAGCGGGCATCGCGCAGGTCCTGGATCGTCACGCGGGTCACTTCTTGCCACCTTTCTTCTTGATCGGGTCCACCTTCAGGTCGCCTGCCCAGACCACGTTCGGCCCCGTGATCAGTACCGTCCCGAACACCACCGGGATCGGCCGCCCTTCCTCGGCGGTGGGCAGCGAGAAATCGTCCAGCCCCGCCGCCTGGGGCTTCTCGACCTTGGGGCGCGGGCTCAGCGCATAGGAAATCGCCGAGAGCACCAGCCCGAGGACGAGCCGTGCAATGAAGGTCCAGACCATGTGGCGTTCTCAGACGATGGAGCCGCCGCCGAAGGGATTGCGGCCGGGGATCTCGGGGAAGCCCCCGAAGTTGGCGAGGTTGCCGAACTTCGCGGCGCAGGTGGCGGCGCGCAGATCGCAGCCCGGGGCGATGTCGACGAGGACCGGGATCGCTGTGCCGGTCTCCGGGTCGATCTCCGGGGTGGCCAGCGCCGCCGCCAGTTCAGGCATCGGGCGCGACAGCGTGAGGATGTCCCCGGCATGGCCGGTGATGAATCCAAGCTGCGCGCCGAACCTGAGCACACCGCCCCGGTACCAGCCGGCGGGCTCGGCCGCCGCCTCGGGGGTCGTCAGACTCGAGGCATTGCCGGATACGGCCGTCACCGTGCCGGTCAGCCAATAGAGCGCGATGTCGAGCCCGCAGCCGCGCCCGTAGAGCGCGTGTCGACACAGCCGCTGGTACTTCGCCCGTACCCCCGCCCGGCGCAGCGTGCTGAAGATCGACTCCGCCTGCAGAAGGATGCGCTGCCCCTCGACCTCCGTCCCCACCACGCGGCCCTTCCAATGCGCGACGGTCTCGCCCAGCACCTGTTCGTGACCACGGAAGATCGTCAGCGTCACGGGCGTGTTGCCCAAAGGGGCCAGAAACCGCCGGGCGAAGGGATGCGACAAGGGCCAGGTCAGTTCCAACCGCCCGCGCTCGATCTCGCTCGTCTGCACCACATCGCCATGGGCGACGGCGGCGGGCTCCCAGGTGATCGTATCCCCGCCGCTGCCCGCGCTGGTCCAGGCAGTGGCGCGGCTGGTGAAACGCCAGACCTGATCGCCTTCCACGAACTGGTAGAGGAAATAGGGTCGGCCCTCGGCGACCGAGGCTTCGATGCTGGCATAGGTCATGCGGGCACCTCGACGACAGGCAGCGTGACCTCGCTCGCCACAGCGCCATGCTGGATCTCGACGCGGTCGGCATCCGCGCGCATCGAGGTAAGGAAATGCATCCTCGTCGCGAGCGAAACCGGCTCGCCAAGGTTCGAGGACAGCGTCAGCCGGTGATCCGCGCCCTCGGCGATGGCGGTCGTGATCGTCCGGAAGCGCAGCGCGGTCGGCATTTCCAGCAGGATCGCGCGGCCGACATAGGCCTGGAGCGACGCGACCGGCGCCACGCGCATCAGCGTGGATCCAGAGGTCATGGCTGCGCGCAACTGCAGCTCGCGCCCCCATGTCGGCAGCCAGAAGCTGGCCTGCCGCCCGCGAAGCGACCAGAGCCAGCACCG